TTTTATCACTTCAATCTCGTCCACTATATGCCGTTGATCTTGATTTGGTTTTGTTATAACACAGTCTCTTTCCCAATCGTATTGTCTTATTTTTCCTATTGGGCTTGACATAGAACCCCAAGTTGCTCTTTGAACTTCGTGTTCTTCAAGAACTCCTTCTCTTGTTCTAACCTCGTGTGTTTCAATTGGTACTGCATCAAAATGATGCCAAGCAAGAGCAGGTATACCAATCATTGCCGCCGTATAATAAGTTGCACCCGAATAGCAAAAGTGATAATTGGATAATCTCATTATATCAATAATTTCTTTAGTTGTCAAGGTATAATCAATGTACTTTATTTTAAAGCCATACTTATCAGCATATTTTTCTACAATAGGTAGAATTCTTTCTTCTGCTTCAACGACTTTGTCTCGCCTGCGCGGAGACATTAATCTCTCGGCTTTATGCACGGTTATGTAATTGCCCTGAGGATCCCATTGCTTTTCAAACGGCCAAATTTGAGAATGCCTCCATTGCGTTGATTGAGAAGGATACGCATCGTGTGCTCGGTATATACTGATTATTGCGCCGTTCTTTGGTGCCTTTAAATTCTTTATGAAATATAATACTGATTCGTATGCGGTTTCAGCATTTTCAGGTTTTCTTTTCCAATGCTTTGCTATTGTCCAAAGAACCGTTATATGAAGAGGCTCGTTTGTTACATGCTCATCTGCTAATTGCTGCGCATCTAAAAAGGCAGGACTAAGCAAACTCATAATCGTTGCGTGAGAATGAGATGTATGGTTGCAGAATCTAATTATTCGGGATTTTGCCGGGTCAGTTTTTATACCCGAAGGATCGCATCCTTTATAAATAGTTTCAAGGTGGGTTATATTCACAGTATTCATACTGTTATTTATAAGGAGACCTTAAATGATATCAGAAGAAAGAACCTGCAATAAATGTGGGCACCGCTGCCATTGCTATGCACCCAATTGTAAAGAATGTGTTAATGATGTGTGTGGAACTTGCGACTGCAAAGAACCAGATAGAACAGGAACGGATGCTAGAAATTGGGATGGATATTTAAAATAAAGGAGCCAAATGATGTCGAAGAATGGGGTCGTCACTATCAGCGACTTATCGAAATTCAGTCTATCAAAAGAAGAATTGAAAAACTCAGGAAAGAACTTCATCCTTCACGACCCAGAACTTTGGAACGAGCAGGAAGCTTGGAGGAAAGGCCACGACCTGTGGAACCAGTACACCAGGACAAAGAAAGCAAAAGAAACGCAGAGTTAGATGCAATTAAAGCAAAATTAACAGGAGGAAAGTTATGATCTGTAACAAAATGGCTAGGTTGGCTGAACTTGCATACCTAGACGGTAAAGAAGCAAAACCTAAAATGAAGGCCTTGGGGTATACAGGTCATAAGTTTTTTGAAAACGATGGTGCACAGTGCCACGCGGTATGGACTAAAGAAGAATATGTTCTTGCGTTCCGCGGCACCGAACCGTCTGAACTTTCAGATGTACTTGCCGATTTAAATGCAATCCCACGTGGTGCTATGACCCACGGGTTGGTACATTCAGGTTTTAGAAACGAATGCGATAAAATATGGGATGATATTGTATTGCACCACGGCAAAGGCCATACAACTAAAAAGCTTTATATCACAGGACATTCGTTAGGTGCTGCAATGGCAACCATTGCTACATCACGTTTCGAAGAAGATATGAAAGTCGAACAGTTAACAACGTTTGGATCACCAAGAGTTGGTACTCGTAAATTTGTTAAGAATATTGAAACAAAGCATATGCGGTTTGTTAATAACAACGATATCGTTACAAAGGTTCCACTATTCATTATGGGTTACAAGCACCATGGTGAATTACAATATATTAACTTCTATGGCAACATTCGCAAAATGACTGGGTGGCAGTTAATCAAGGATAGATGGCGTGGTTGGAAATCTGGAATTTTAGATGGAGCAAAAGATCATGGTATGGACAATTATGTCCGTTGTACTGAAGGAAAGTAATAAATGGAAATGCTAACAAGAATGTTTGGAGATACGCTGTGGATTTATACGGCTATAGGTGGCTCGTTAATAGGTGCAGCGTTTTTAGCATGGTTTAGAAACACACACGCTGCGTTATGGCTAATGAGTAAGTTTGATTTGTTTTTAGACTCATTAGTTGACAAGTTTGGCTGGGATTTTTTACAAGATGACCCAGAAGCTTGGCGCAAAAGATACCCAAAAGTAACCAAAAAGATTGATGAGCTTGAAGCTCGGATCAAGGAACTCGAAGCGATGGCACACCCATCAAGAGAGCTTGAAGAGTTTTCCGCGTGGCCTGAGCTTGATCTTCGTATCAAAAATTTAGAAGAAGGTCGTAAAGCAAAGATCATTCGACAGAAAGGAGAAAAAAAATGATGGGATGGATTAAAGGAAGATTAATGGAACGCACATCTTGGGATGGCGCAATGTTAATCGGTGTTGGTCTTGTCGGTTTAATGATGCCACTTGACCTAGTTTCTTATGCAGCAATTGCGTGGGGAGCAGTTACATTACTCAAATCAGAAGAGTAATTATTTTTTAGGCTTGTAATACTTATCGTATATAAAGCCTATTTGTCTACGTTCAGGATGCTTATGTATCCACTGACCGGTTGATGGATCAAACTTGTTCTTAAAAAAGTTATCCATCTTCCGGTTTCCAGTCTTAATAGACGGATCTACTTTCAAACACATTGCGTCAAATTCAGAATCAGGAATAAGCGATTCGTTTTCAAATTCATAAGCATACGCATAAACGCTTAATTTAATACGTAAACGGATTTGTTCTGATTTTAAATCCTCGGGTGTTTTCTCAACAAAATCTAATAGCGACATTTAATTCTCATCTGTATTTGATTTTTAGGGCAGGTGGTTAACCGATGAGCAGGTTCAACATGTTGATGACCGTGTAACTCAAAATCATAATTCATAATCATATTTGCCATAACAACAAGTGCTTCAGTTTGAGCAAATGCTGAACCTGCACAAATATGAGGTCCACCGCCAAACGGAATATACGTACCTGGGATTATCTTGTCTTTATTTTCAGGCAAAAATCTGTCAGGAATAAAAGCATTTGGTTTAACCCAATACTTATTGTGTCTATGTATTGCGTATGGAATTACTAATATTGATCTATCAGCAATTAACTTATAGCCTTCAATTTCAATGTCTTGGCTTGGGCAACGAGGAAACACTGTACTTGGCGGATATAGTCTCAATGTTTCCTGAAAGAAGGCTTTTGTAAATTCAAGCTTATTCAAATTCTTTTGAGTTAATCCTTCTTTATAAATCTGTTTGATTTCGGTCCGCATACGGCTAATGTGTTGTGGTTGTTGCGTAAGGATATAAAATATCCATGTTAGTACACTTGCCGTAGTTTCGTGGCCAGATAAAAAGAATACTGTAAGTTGGTCAATAATCTCTTCTTTGCTAAAGCCGTTACCATCTTTATCTTTTGCGTTAATAACAAGATGAGCAATGTTATCCTTACTCGTATTGTTTACGTATTCGTATTCAATTTTACTGCGGATCCTACGGCAGGCGCGATAAAAGATAGGTGGTTGTTTTTGTATCCGACTAGGATTTGTTATAAAGGTAGCAATATCTCTTGACGAAACCAATCTTTTAAATAATGCCCAATCATCAAACATTTGTTTGGAAATATGATCGCCTATTGGTTTACTAAACATCAAACGATACATAACGTCTGACGTTAAATAATACATCATATAATCAAGAGAAAAAGTCCTTGGCAAATTCTCAATGAACTCATTAACAGTTTCAAGAATTGTGTCAAAGGACTTTTGAGATCTTAAAGAATAATAAGCAGGCGCAAGCATTTGTTTATCCTTTGCCCACTTTTCTCCGGTTGTAATGAATAGACTTTTGCCGCCAAGTTCTTCTATAGAACTAACCAATAAATCGCTTTTATAAAATAATCCTTTTTCATCCTGAAGGATTTCTTTTGCGATTTTAGGATTGTTAACTAAAAGACTTCCTTGTCTTCCGAAAGGAACAACGTCAAGATCAAACGCAGTATCAGGTATCAATTCTAAAAAGTTACCATCACCTTTATAAGCAGATCTTACTAAAGACTGTAGTTGATTGAGCGCAATTGGCTTTGGCGGAATATAATCCACATTAGAACTCCCGAAGCAAAGCTGACGCAAGCATAATTGACATAACGCTATTCAATACAATAAGTGATCTGTCTTTCCACATAACCGAAACCCATAACCATAACAAGGTTCCAAACGTACCAACCGCAAGGTCAAGCATACGCCATTCAGGTCCTGCTTGTCGGAAAGTTACAGATACTAGGATAGCAACAGTTGCCGCCCATTTAATGTACCAAGAAAAATTTTCACCATACCACTTGTCATCAGGTTTCATCATTATCCCTTAAAGTTTTCGCCTGCATATCAACCATATCTTGTACACTTGCGATTGCCAATTCTACAATATTTTCACTAATTGGCTGCAAGTTACCTGAATATAAACCAATTACAATATTATCTTCAATTTTATTACGGTTTACTTTGCCATTATCTAACGGAAGGTGAAGACGCTGCGACAGAATATCTAACGCTAACGCACCTGCCTGTCTTACTTCATATTTTTCCTGTTTTGTCATAAGAGATCCTTAATTCAATATAGTAATACTATACTATTATTTAGGAGATGTCAACCATTTTTTTCCATTTTTCAACAGGCGGCAATGTTCGTTGATATGACATTGAATGATTACGAGTAATTAAGATATCACCTGAAACACAGAATCTTGTCTTATACAAATCTTCTTTTGTTTTAAAACCTTGAATACCTGTAGGTTGATCTCCGTCGCGTACTTCAACGTCGTGCGACAGGTCAGATGGGAAGATATACAAAACACCTTCGTTAACTTGAAGGTACACAACATTAGAATTTACCGAATCCCAGTCTGTTACGTTATCGTTAAAGAAAAGGCCATATGGTTCGTTTGCGTGTTTGCCGTTTTTAAACAGCATCAGATCTCTTTCTTTACCTTCTGCAATGTGTGGATAATATACAAAAGAGATATGGTTTTCAGCATGATCGTGTTTACGAATACCTGCCTCATTCGTTACATTAAAGAATGACTTTGTGATATGCAGGTCAATATTTTTTCTATTGATATGTAACCCATCAAGGTATTCATGAACCGCAGGATTCAAAACGTGTTGATAGAAAAAGGAAACAGAATCATCAAGGTGTAATTCTTCAAATCCGAGCCAATCGTGAGATTCACCATTTTGATTTGAATGCTTTAGAAATAAATCAAACCACAGTTCTTTTTCTTCTTGTCTAACCGTGCGATCTAATTTTGTTACGACCGTCGGAAATAATAATATATGTTCCATTTTTAATCCCAAAGGTTTTCATAATACTTTCCGAATAATCGGAATCCATTGTTCATTCTTTCTTGATGTGCTTTTCGGCCTTCATCATCTGTCCATTCAAAGCGGCCGCCCATTATGCTGCCATCTTCACTTTGAATATACGGGCCGTAATAATCTTCTTCCCAATGATCTCTGCATTTTTGTTCAAAGGCCCAAATCATTTCGTCCATAATCCAATCCCAACGATCAAAAAACTTTTCGTCAGTTTCGCCGTTTGACCAAAATGCTTTGCTTTCAGGATTATTAATTCGCAATTCTTCTGGCACATCATTCATATCAACATTTGGAGCACCTTGCTTAGTTTCTTTTAATTGTTTGAGCATTGAAAATATAATTGGAGCAAGAGTATGATCCATGCTCCAAGTGTCATACCGGTCAATACGAACTTTAACTTTTTGTTCTTTGCGATCAAGATACAAGTTGATTGAACGGTTATAGATCCACTGTAACACATCTTCTGTTTTTTCTAAAAAGTTTTCAAAACGTGTCTGTGTTTCAGGCCAATCGGTGTAGACGTCATACTTTTTTTTCATGTAACGGTCGTGTACACAACTTACCCAACGGTTTACATATGGTCCAATATAAACTTTCATTATATAAACAACTCCCAACTTGGATGCTTAATTGTAAATTCCATCTGTTTTCTTTTACGAACCAATTCCCAATATCCTGGGCGGTATGGTTTATATTTAGGCTTCCAATCCATTCGGTTGCCTTTCGTCGAGTTGCAAGGATTACATGCTGCAACAATATTAGTCCACTCGGTTTTACCACCCCTACTAATTGGAATCACGTGGTCCATAGTTAAGTGAGTACGGCCAAAGTCGTTTCCGCAGTATTGGCATTTATACTGATCGCGTAAATAAAGGTTAGATTTTGAAAACCTAACCTCTGTCTTTGATTTGATATATTGTTTCATCATAATCACGGCGGGAACTTTGGTTTCCCAAGAGGGGCTCCGGACTAGCCAATCGTCGTACCATTCTAATACGTCACACTTATTGTGGTACATGTATCTGATAGCTTCTTTCCAATTAATAACACTGAGTGGTAAATAGTTGACGGGTTGAGCATTTGCGTTTAGAATCAAAACGTCGGACAACTTTAGACCTCCTTTTTTGCTATCTAATGGTATTTATTTAACTCCAACCTAAATTGATCTTTACACATTTGTTCTAAGCTTTTTGTTAAATTGCAATGTTCAGACAAATTATCCACGATACAACATTCAGCATCTCCATCACGCCTAGGTGCTAATTTAATTGGTATCTCCTGCCCTGTAGTATTTCGCATTGCTGTAATTACATCAAGCACTGTATAGCCTTGTTTGGATCCAAGGCATTCGTATGGCGTATTTGTTGGACCTTTTAATATCGCACTTAATATTGAATTACATACATCAGTAACATGAATATAGTCACGGATACAAGTACCGTCACGAGTATTGTAGTCATCACCAAATATCTCAACGTGGGGAATCTTCCCACAAGCCACCATAGCAGCACGACGAATGAGATGGGTAGCAGGACCAAGCTGGCGATGTATCCCATCGCTACCGCTAACATTAAAAAATCTAAAAATAGTATATCCATCTGACCTTTCCTTGATAATATCCTCGGCAGCTACCTTACTTCGAGCATATGGAGATTTCATTTCAAAAGCAGAACTTGTACTTGCAAATATAAAATGATTTGAGAAAACAGACCTAAGTAAATTGTCTGTTCCCATTGTATTTACTCTATAATATTCAGAAGGTTCCTTTAAACTTTGTGGTACAACCGAACGACCAGCAAGGTGTACAACTGTATCGTATGCGTCAAACATTATTCTATCAGTAACATCATTAAATATACTAAAGCTTTCGTTTACATATTTGGTTATGTCATTATATTCGCCATGGAACCTAATATCCATAGTATCCATTTCAAAGCCACCCCATTCTGCCAACAGCTTAACAAGATGACTACCAATATAACCTTCGGCGCCTGTGATTAATACTTTTCTCATATTGTATACTTTATATTTAAGTAAATTACTATAGATACTACTATATCACACAGTACACATCGTGTCAACAAATAAATACTGTTATGAAACATATTATTCTTCTTTTACTCGCTTTAGCTGTATCTGCGTGTGATTTTAATGCGTCAGATAATATTTTTTCACGAGCATTACCTGCGCAAGAACAAACCTTAGCGCACAAAGCATATTATTATTTAGGTCTTGAAGAACAAAAAGATCGTAAACTCCTTAAAGATATAACAGGCGTAGACCCGGTTACAACTGAATGGTGCGCCGCGTTTGTTAATATGGTTCTTTTAGAAAACGACATTCCTACCTCTGCCGATGTTAGCCATTACCCGTTGATGGCACGAAGCTTTTTACAATGGGGAAACGAAGTTGATGAACCTAAGAAGGGCGATATAATTGTCTTTGAGAGGGGTGAAAGTGGTTGGCAAGGCCATGTTGGATTCTATGTAAATTCCAAGATTGTGAATGGCCAAAAAGTATACTACGTTCTCGGAGGGAACCAAAACGATAAAGTCTCCATTATGATATACCCAGCAGATAAGCTGTTAAGTATACGCAGGCTATGAGTTTTCTTTAGAAGGCGGCACTACAGGAATACATACTGCTTGAATGTTTGGTGGAAAATATCCTGAAGGCATTCCAAACAAAGCTGATGATAACGATTCTCTCGCTGCAAAACATTCTGAAAAACTTTCAAACGTTCCTACACTGCTTGCTGCTATTTTGATTTCGCCTGATACCTGTAAAGATACCACGATGGCGATTAAGGTAAACATAACGTTCCTTTCTAAATATGGTGCCGGCAGCAAGATTCGAACTCGCGACCTTCTCATTACAAGTGAGCTGCTCTACCAACTGAGCTATGCCGGCCTTGGTCTCGGTGGAGAGATTCGAACTCCCGACCCTTTGGTCCCAAACCAAATGCGCTACCAGACTGCGCTACACCGAGGTTAATACAAACTATTTACACTGGGTATAGTATTACCAGTTTTTAAACAGAATGCTCTTTCATTATCAGTCGTAAACTTTTTCTCTAGTTCAACGACTGCATTATTACAATCCCATAATAAATCAAACTCTTGGTACATTGTAAATTTTGCCTCATCAAATCCTAGAGGAAAACTGATAATAAAAAGAGTCCACATTATATTTCCTTTCATTGGTGCCCGCACCCAGACTCGAACTGGGAAGCCATACGGCGGGAGATTTTAAGTCTCCTGAGTTTACCAATTTCTCCATGCGGGCTTTATTGGCCCGCCCACCAGGACTCGAACCTGGAACCTACAGCTTAGAAGGCTGTTGCACTATCCAATTGTGCTATGGACGGAATTAATTTTTACCTTGACCTCGATACTTCTTATAACCGCGTTTCGCATGTTTGTTCATAGACGATTTTTTAATATTACGTCTTCCGATTGAAGTCTTCTTATTTCCGACTGCCAAGTTTATTCCTCCACATTATCAATAAAGCTTTGCATTACGCGATAAGGCAATGTGCATATAAAAATGTATACAGTCCAAAAGACAATGTTATACAAAATTATTTCCATGGCAGCACAACCTCAAGACGACGTTTACGTCCGTTTTCTGTAAACCGCATAATGCTATGGCTATAAATTTTCTTATATTTGGTTTCGTATTCAGTAACAGTATCACACTGCTTTTCAACACGATACCCACCGTTACCTTGATTTTTGTCAGCAGTAATAATACCACCAAGTACAGCACCTGCTGCAGCACCTTGGTCATTACCTGATAGACCTTTACCTAACAACCCACCAAGGATCATACCACCTAAAACGTCACCGCCTGATGCGCCAGATTTATTAGGCACTTTTACGTTGCGGCATTGTTCGTAATAGATAGGAGAACTAAATTCCTCATAAACATAAACATCTTCGTACGTCGCATCGCGCATTGTTTTACGACCATCAGCATAAGCAGGCAACGCAAACATAATTGCTGTTGTTGCTATAATGGTTTTCTTAAACATAAGGCTGTTCCTCTCCAAAGCTTTCGTATTCAAACGGCTCAGAGAAACCATCAATTGCCTCGAAACCATTGTACTCTGATTCTACTTCGATCTTGTCAACTACCGTGTTGATGTCAATCCAATCAGTTGCGATATCGTTTTCCATATTAGATCCTTTCATTTGATATATCTAATATAATTCAGAACTTGTACAATGTCAATAGTTAATTTAGAAATTTTTGTAACTTTTTGTATTTTTATTTATCGCGGTATGTATGATCTTCCACTTTACCCAGGATTCCATACAATGCTCATCATTTCTCGATATAAAATTGATAAGCCAACAAAGATGCCATTTGTGATTCCTCATCCGTTCGTGTTGAGTTGCCGAAAAGGTTTGATTGCTTTTGCCGCCTAACAATACGTTAACGAAAATTGAAAAGGCAACTCCTAATCTATGAAAGTAAGATCTCATAACTCATCCAAATCCTTAATGAATTGGTTTTTTGGAGTTTCTTTTTCCCAGAATTTCAATTCCTTTTGTGCGGCCTTGATTTCTTTTGCAAGCTCCTTAACCATTTCGTCTGTTAAACTCATAATGTTAATCCGAAGCAAACGGTCTACGTCTTCAACAAGCGCCGATGTTTTACCAAGGATGTCTTTACCGACTTCATTCTTTTTACGATTCTTAAACGTAATTTCTTCATCAAGAATTCTTTGAATGAATTCCATTTTGACATTCAACCATCGAGCTTCTTCGGCCCATTCTTGTTGGCGTTTAGCAATACGCTCTGACAGAATACCTAAACGGTAATCACAGAAATCTTTAATGAGATCTCGTTCGTCGGTGTATTCCCGTAGTTTACCATTGAAGTCAATCACCGTTAGGTTTTCAGTCAATGGTTTACTAAGCTTGAACTTCGAAACGATTTTATCGTGGTTCCAATTTGCAGATGTATTTTGCTTTAGCTTTACTTCGAACCTGAAACCTGATTTATCGCAAAGATCATCATAAGATACTATGTCACCATCGTCTTCAAGTTTATCGAGTACCTTTACGTATGCTTCACGATCATATCCATAAGGTACCTCGGTAATTTCAAGTACGGTTTTGCTTTTCTTATCAAACATACCTAGAACGGTATACTTGTTTTCTTCTGATTCGTACTGAACCGCACCTTTGAAATCTGGGAAACACACTGGAAGCTTGTTGGCAATATTACCATTCAGCATGTATTCACGACAAGCACTAGAAAGTGCATTAGGGTCTCGCGGAAGTATGTTTGTAGCAAAACCAGTGGCAATACCTTTAGTTCCGTTTGCCAAAACCAAAGGAATCACTGGTAAATAAAATGCTGGCGGTTCGTGTTCAGGATCACTATGCGCAGGGGCGAGGTCAGCATCACGAATATATTTTTTAAAGTTTTCGTGGAGGCGCGTATAGACATAACGTGGTGCACCTGCTTCTTGAACGAGTCGAGTACCAAAGGAACCACGGCCTTCGACTAAACAGATATTATTATTCCACGTTGCGGCCATAAGCTGACCTGCCCCTGCGGCCGACGTCTCACCGTGGTTGTACCCATAGTCTGATATGATACCTGCAACAGCGCTTACCTTTTTAAAGTCGCTTTTGGAGTTGAGGATCGAGCTATATAAGTAAAACCTTTGCACGGGCTTCAAACCGTCAATCATATTAGGGATTGCACGGGATTCAACCGTATACATAGCAAAGGACAACCATTCGTGAGATGCAACCTTAGAGATTGGATACTCATTTGCTTCAGTAGTAAATTCAAGTACGCTCATTAGCAAACCTTTTCAAATTATAGTACTATTCTATCAAAGAACTTTCGGAATGTCAACCATTATTTTTAAGTTTTTCTTGATGGGCTTCAATCCGTTTCTTTTCCCATTTGTGCAATGGACATTTTGCTGCAGCAAATTTTACCTTAGCAGGAATAAGACAACCGCACTTACGGCACATCTTTGTCATTGCGAAATACTCATCGCAAGTCAAACAAAGATTCATACGTTCCTGTTGTATTGCTTTTGCTATAATCATTGAAAGTATTTGTCCAACATATCGAGCACGTCTTGATATTTTGCCATTTCAAGGATTTCGGTTTCCATTGCTTCAAACACATCTGGGTGTTCGCCAATACCTGCAGGATTATTAAGGTATACCTCAACATTAAGCTTGTGCTTTTGGATATGACCGTGAGCGTGTGCACGCATTGCTTTAATAATCACTTCTTGATCTAATGCCATTTTCTTTTCCTTCTATTGAAACATAAAGTCTTTACGTAGTTGAGAGTCGCGCCCAAACATCATTTGGAAAATACTTGCGTCATCAACAGTAACGGTATCGTATTGTGGTTTGTTGATAATCGTATCATACTCGTCTTCAGTAAGTGAACCCAAGCCTTTGATGTAACGGTGCTTCCATCCACCTTGTTCTGATTTAAATTGCGATGCGTCTTCATAATTATAGAACCACTTGACTTCTTTACCTTTAACGGAAATCATAATCGGTGTACGAGTAATCTTTACACGTTTTTCGGTAAGTAGCCGTGGCCAGAATTTGTAAAAGAACGCAATCAGTAGCGGAGAAATATGACCAATGCCATCATGGTCGGCGTCGGTTAACGTTGCAATGTTTTCGTACGTCATATTATCAACGCTATTGGGATTATTTATATCCAAGCCAAGTACAGCGACAAGTTCAGACAATTCCTTGTTCTTCAATACGTCGGCAGGTTTCATATCCCAGGTATTCATAATCACACCACGCAAAGGATATGCTCCTACCTTGTTGGCATCTCGAACCTTTAATAGGAAACCCATTGCCGAATCACCTTCGACGATTTTCAGTGTTGCGTCAGATTGATTGGCGGCAATGTGTTTTGCTACCTTGACCTTACGCAAACTCTTTTGTGCCAAGGTTGCGGCACGTTTATCAGCGGCGATTTTCTTTGCAAGCTGAGCTTCAATAATTGGGTCAATAATTGACGGTGTATTGAGAATCTTACGAGCAAAGAACAGCGCATCCTTAATACCAGACGCAACAGCATGGTCACGTACGTTTGTCATAGGATTGGTCAAACGCTCTTTTGTTTGAGAGTCAAACTTTGGATTCATGAAGTTTCGAGCAAACATGACGAAAGTTAAACCATTCTTGATGGTTGATTTGACAACTTCGATTTTATGCTTACGTTTAATCATAGTGACAAGTTCGTCAACGATGCCGTTCACAATAAAATCGACGTATGTACCACCTTGCCGCGTATTCACGCCATTAATAAAGGAGTTGGTACGGAACCCATCCTCAGACGATCCAATAAAGAATGATAGGTCTTCGGTCTTTTCAATAATTGCGTCTTCAGCAAACAGCTCAGAATATTTCTTGAGGTTGTTGACCTTAATGCGTTTACGGTTAAACGAAAAAGCAATTTCAGGAAATGCCATTTGAAGACTGATAAGGCGATCTTCAATCAAAGAAACAGTATCAAGTTCTGAAAGACTATCAACTTCAAACAAATCAAAGTCAGGAGTAAACCAAACCTCAGTGCCGTTACCTTCTTTAGGAGTATTCTTTTCTCGAATATCCTCAGCGCCATTTTTACATTCAACCGTAAGCATTGTTCCATTTGACCAAGTCTTACCTACAAATTTTGCCGACAAGAAATTAGTTGCCGCAGAACCGACACCGTTGGTACCAATTGTTACGCGGTTATCATCAAAGCTTGTGCCTGCGTTTACTCTTGTCCATGCAGCAGTTGCTCGTGCAATCTTGCTGTCGGTTGTTTCATCATAAACTAATTCTTGCGGAATGCCACGACCGTTGTCGGATATGGTTACCTTATTATTATCTACGGAAACATTAATCTTGTTTGCGTATTTGAAATTAGTGCGGATTGCCTCGTCAATTGAGTTATCAAGGATTTCGTCAATCATTTTTGACAAAGCAGGCACATACGTTGCGTTTGTCCAAGTACCTAAGACAAACCGCTCAACCTGCTCTCGAGCACTTGAACCCATATACATGCCGATACGCTCACGAACGTGTTGGCGTGCTGTTAAAATTTTGAAATCTTCACTCAAGGTATCTTCTCCATTTGAGATATTACTAAACCATTCTATACCACTTTTGCGGATATGTCAATAGTTAAATGAAACCTATCCAATGTGTGCAGTCGTCGCAAGGATCATCGAATTGATAACATCGATAATCTTCTGTCATTGTACTGACCTCTCGGTATTGTTGTCTCTTATTTATAAATAGATACTATAACAGATTTAAAAGATTGTCAATAGGAAATATGCAATGATTACAAATTATTTAGCGCCTACGTCGTTTATCGTCACGGTGTCAAGACTGCCAAAGGTTGAGTTTTTTACTCAAACCACGTCAATTCCTAGCATCTCAATTAGCCCAGTAACAAACAACACTCCAATCCAAAATTTTTACTCGTCTGGTGACCGTATTGAGTATTCTGATTTTGACCTTGGGTTTATTGTAGACGAGCGCATGGATAATTATATTGAGGTCCTACGTTGGATGGAAGGACTAGGTTCTCCTGAAACAACTGACCAATACAAGGACATCGAGAACAGCAAAGATGGCATCACATCAGATATCACAATAACAATTCACAATAGCCACAAGAACCCAAATATTCGAGTTATCTATAAAAATTGTTTCCCAACTGCACTATCGCAAGTTGACCTCAGCGTCACTTCAACAGACGTAGCATATCCACAGGCAACAGTCACATTTAGGTACGATACGTTCGTAATAGAACAAATTTAACCATTGACATTTTTGTTAAACTGTTGTAGAATAGATTATAAAATGATTTAGTGGAGCTACTTAATGAGCACAGATGACATTAGTGAATTGTGGTCAAAAGACTGTAAGATTGATGAAACAAACCTTGGGCGCGAATCACAACGTATTCCTGAGTTGCACGCAAAGTATTATACCTTATTTTATAGGGAAGCACTCAAGGTTAAGAAACTTCTACACGATTATAAAGAGCTTGAACACGCAAAGCGTGAGTGGTATGATGGCAGCATGGCTGAAGAAGATTTGAGAGATCGTGGGTGGAAACCGTTTCAAAAGAAAGTCCTTCGCAACGATCTTGATAAGTATATCCAACAAGATCAAGAAATCATTAACCTAAGTCTTAAAATTGACTATCACAAAACAAGAGCAAGTTTTCTTGAAGATATTGTTAAGACAATCCATTCCCGCAATTTCATCATCAAGAACATGATTGATGTGATGAAATTCCAAGCTGGTGAGTATTAGATAAATAAACAGTATATAATGCTATACTGGAGACTTTGTCATGGACGTTATCAATGTAGAACCACTTAACGCAGTACATATGAAAATTGATACTGAATCTGGCGTTAAGATGGAGCTACAAGAATATTTCTCATTTAGACCAACAGGATACCAATTTGTACCTGCATACAAGAATCGTGTGTGGGATGGTTGGGTACGTTTGTTTTCTCCGTTAAGACCTGTCTTATATGTTGGGTTACTACCGTACTTACGCAAATTTTGCGAGAGTCGAGGATACGAACTAAACGTCGGTGGCGAAATGTATGCTGAAGAAAACGTGCCTGACAATTATGGATACGAAATTGCAGAAGAAATCAATTGCAAGTTTAAACCTCGCGATTATCAAAACGAGTACGTTGTTAATGCAATTCGTAAAAATCGCTCGCTTTCTTTATCTCCAACGTCTTCAGGTAAATCATTAATCATATATTTAATTCAGCAACATTATTATCAGGCATATGGACATAGAACACTTATTATTGTGCCAACGATATCATTGGTACATCAAATGGCTGGGGACTTTGTTGATTACGGCTGCACCGACGAGATCTACAAGATTCAAGGTGGTGTTGACAAGAATACGAATGCGTCTATTGTTATCTCAACTTGGCAGTCCTTGATTAAACAACCAAAGCAATGGTTTGACCAATTCCGCGTTGTCTTAGGGGATGAGGCGCATCAGTTCCAAGCAAAATCGCTTCAGAAGATTATGGATTCGTTAGTTAATTGTCAATATCGCCACGGGTTTACAGGTACCTTGAAGTCAGACGAAAGCAAAACACACCGTCTTGTTCTTGAAGGTTGTTTTGGCGAAGTAAAAAGATACGTCAGTACGAAGGATCTAATGGACTCAGGTACAGTTGCCGATTTCAAAGTAAAAGCAATTGTGTTAGGATATGACGACGCAATCAAAAAAGAATTCAGAACAGCATTCCGCAAGATTGCCGAACCATCAAAGAAATATCCTGCTGAACGCGAGTTCTTAATCAACAACCATAAACGAAACGTTTTCATTCGTAATTTATTGTGGTCTCTTGAAGGTCAAAACAATCTTGTCTTGTTTGATTTGGTTGAGAAACATGGTAAGGTATTGGAACCTCTCCTTCGGAGAGACGATCGTCAATTACATTTTATATATGGTGGAACAAAAGGTGATGAACGTGAAAGGATTAGAAATTTGATTGAGAACGACCCTGTTAAACAACACAACATTCTTGCGTCTTATGGCGTTTTCTCAACTGGCGTCAACCTTAAGAAATTGGATAACGTAATCTTTGCTTCAGGTTCTAAATCTGAAATTAAGGTTCTGCAATCAATAGGACGTACCTTGAGGAAAGGTAATGATGCAGACAAAGCGACCCTTTATGATATTACCGATGACTTATCTCACGGGTCTTTTGAAAATTATACTTTAAAGCATTTTAAGAAACGCATTGAAATCTATGGGAATGAACAGTTTCCATTCAAGATCTACAATGTTTCAATCTAGTATTGTTTTGTTCTCGATAAATCGAATTATAACCTAGTTGAAAGAAATGTCAACAACTTTTTTCAGTTAAAGGCAAAAAAATTGTTTATAGACTTTGGGGCAGGATATGATCTGCCAGTAATTGCTAATAAATTCAAACACATACCAGAATTCGAGCAAATGGTCGCTATTGATAGAAGACCTGATTTTAGAGCTCGATATCCTGAATTCTTTGACCTTATGGACAAGCATTACAAAAAGGTTGATAATATGTGGATCAAGAAGTCAGATCCAGGATTCAAGTTCTATGACTGTTACATACAAGACGATATACGCAATGACATTGACGTCCTTGAGCCGGCTGATGTGTGGAGATGTGTATCAACTCTTGAACATGTGTACGATGAGGAAGTTGAAGACTTTATGAAAGGCCTGTTAGCAAAAATTCAACCGTGGTCAAATGGGTATATACATATTGATCTGACCGATCACCGCAAATACCCACCAGATCCTGATGATTGTTTTTATCATTATGAAAATGAAGAATGGGGTAGAAACAAAGGAAAATACTATACTGGATTGTATTTAAATAGAATTCGTAAAGAAGAATGGGTTGACATGCTAAGTCAGTGGTTTACATACAGACCCGCGCCAGCTGATAATCACATGTCGCTATCCTGGGCCAACGTTCGATTAAAAAATGGTTGACATTTGAAGAAAATTGGTTATTATTAATTATAGGAGGTACTTTATATGGCACGCAAACGTAACTATGTTAACAACAAAGACTTCCTGGACGCACTAATCGTATACCAAGCCGCTTGTAGGGAGGCAGAAGATCAAGGAGAAAGAACTCCTCGAGTCCCTGACTACATCGGCGAATGTATTTACAAGATTGCAACCAGGTTAGCAACTAAACCAAATTTTTCAGGTTATTCGTACAAAGAAGATATGATTAGTGACGGCATTGAAAACTGTCTACAATATATTAACAACTTTAATCCTGAAAAATCACAAAACCCATTTGCTTACTTTACTCAAATCATTTGGTACGCATTCCTGCGCCGAATTGCTAAAGAGAAAAAGCAAATGTACATCCGATACAAGTCATCCCAAAATATGATTGCCCAAGGTAATACATATGATACGATGGCAGGAGAAGAAATTCAGCTTAACCTTTCTTTAAACGCAGATTATATCAATGACTTTATTAAGGACTTTGAAAATAAACTTGCTAAGGATAAAGAAAAGTCAAAATGAAAATAGCAATTGTAACCGACATGCATATAGGAGTGCGCGGTGATTCGAAGATATTTGCCGACCATCAAGAAAGATTCTTTTCAGAAGTATTTTTCCCTCATTTGGACAAACACAATATTAAAACTGTATTTGATCTCGGTGACACTTTTGATCGTCGTAAGTATGTTAACTTCGTTTCTTTAAAACGCGGCAAGGAATTCTTCTTTGACCAAATGGAGAAACGCGGTATTGAATACCACGCATTAGTTGGAAATCATACAACTTATTATACAAACACAAATGAAGTTAACAGCATGGATCTGTTACTTCGTGAGTACTCAAACTTCCACATTTATGAGGATGAAGCAAAAGAGTTGACATTTGGGTCAACTAAGTTTATAATGGTACCGTGGATTAACAAAAGCAATGCTGAGAAGATCTTTGAACAGATTGACTCGTCGGATGCAAATGTTCTTGCAGGACACCTCGAGGTCAAAGGCTTTGAGATGATGAAAGGACAATTGTGTACTCACGGCGTTGATATGAAAAAGTTTGGACAATTTGAACAGGTTTGGTCTGGTCATTTTCACCATCCTTCTCATCACGGCAACATTCGTTATCTTGGCGCACCTTATGAAATGACTTGGTCAGACTATCAAGGACGCCGAGGATTCCACGTATTTGATACAGAAACAAGAGAACTTGAAAGAATTGAAAATCCTTTTCAGGTTTTCCATAAAATTGAATATGACGACAGTGATATGACTATTGATGACGTAGCAAATCTTGATACCTCAAACATCAGAGATGCGTACATCAAGGTAATTGTAAAGAATCGCACAAATCCATACATCCATGATTTGTTCCTAAATCGTTTGGCAAATGAAGGTGCAGCTGACGTGAAATCAATTGAGGATACTCTTAACTTTGAAAGCGAAGGCGTTGAAGATATTCTTGATGAAACTAAGGATACAAAAGAGATCCTACATGGTTACATCGACTCTCTTGAGACCAAGGCAAACAAAGTAAGTATCAAAACAGTAATTGACGATTTATATAATGAGGCACTAAGCGTATAGATGAAAATTGTTTTTAAGAAACTGAGTTATAAGAACATCCTGTCCACGGGTAACGCATTTACCGAAATTGAATTGAACCGCAGGTCAACAACCTTGATTAGTGGAACGAACGGTAGCGGAAAGTCAACTGTACTTGATGCTATCGTATTTGCATTATACGGTAAAGCATTTCGCAAAATCAATAAGAACCAACTTATTAATTCTATTAATAATAAAGGATTACTTGTTGAAATTGAATTTTCAATTGCTCAAACCGAATACCTTGTGCGGCGTGGAATTAAACCCAACGTGTTTGAGATTTTTCGTAATGGCACTTTAGTTAATCAAGATGCTGCGGCACGAGACTATCAATCTTATCTTGAACAAAACATTCTGAATTTAAATTATAAATCATTTAATCAGATTGTGGTTTTAGGATCGGCAACCTACGTTCCGTTTATGGAATTGCCTGCTCATACGAGACGTGAAATCATTGAAGATCTTTTAGATATTCAGGTTTTTAGTACAATGAATACTTTACTTAAAGATAAGGTATCAATGAACAAAGAACAGATATCCGAAAATAGTTATCAGCGTGATTTGACTGAAAACAAGATTGAGTCTGCAGAACAACATAACGCGTCAATCCGAAAAATTCGACAGGATGAAGTTGATAAAATTAAGGAGAAGATGAGTGAGCACATATCAAAGATTGAAACTGAGAAAGCAGAAATTGAAAGCGCTCAGGATGCTATCCAAGAAAAACTCACAACTATTAAAGATAAAGCGGAAGTTAAAGCAAAACTAGATAAGGCTAAACACCTTCATTCTGAAATCAATGCAACACTTCGCAACTATATGAAGGAACTTGCATTTTACCATGATAACGATAACTGTCCTACTTGTAAGCAAGGTATTGAGCATGATTTCAAACAGGCAAAGATTGAAACTGGAGACCAAAAGGTAGCGGAACTTGAGAAAGGTATTGCTGACTTGTTGTTGAAAGTAAATGGTTATGATTCAAGACTTGAAGAAATCTCAGCAGTTGAAGATGAGATTGCAGCACTTAACCTGCAAATTAGCGAGCATAGAGCAACAATTAAAATCTCAAAGAATGCTCTTGTTTCATACAAGGCTGAACTTGATAAGGCTGAAGAAGAAGTCGAGGCTGTTGACCAAACGGCTCTTAATAAGCTAAAAGAAGCAATGACAAGTTTAAACAAAGATCAGACTGAACTGTTTGACTTTAAAGAAGTACTTGGCGTTGTCTCAACAATCCTTCGAGATGGCGGTATCAAATCTAAAATCATTGCGCAATATATTCCTATAATGAATAAGCTTATTAACAAGTATCTGACAGCGTTTGATTTGTTTGTAGATTTCCAATTGGATGAGAATTTCAATGAGCAAATCAAGTCTAGGTTTCGTGACACATTTTCTTATGCCTCATTCTCTGAAGGTGAAAAGCTACGGATCACATTGAGCATTATGCTTGCTTGGCGTACTGTTGCTAAATTACGTAATTCAGTATCAACAAACTTGCTTATCCTTGACGAAACACTTGACGGCGCATTGGATGGCGTCGGTATTGATAACCTAATCGACACGTTGCATAATTTGAATGCTGACGATAACATTTTCGTTATCAGTCACAGAGGAGATCAGTTCGGTGAGAAATTCCACAGTCACATCCGATTCCAAAAGGTCAAGAACTTTTCAGAAATGGCCGCATAAATCGGTTGACATTTTGTTTCTTTTAGTATACAATGGTCTATATATGATACAGTTAAAGGATATCCATGTCTAAATTCTATACATCGGTTGAACGCTTTATGAATGAGATCCGTTGGCGCGGATATGATAACGGTCGGCCGTTTCAACGTAAGGTTCGGTTCAAACCAACTTTGTTTGTTCGTGCTCGTGAAAACGCAACGCACAAATCATTGCTAGGCAATATTCCTTTAGGTTCGGTCAAGTTTGATACTATGTCCGAAGCAAAGCAATACATTGACCAATACAAAGATGTCCATGGATTTGAGGTTTGCGGCACAAGCAATTACGTGACGCAGTTCATTCAAGAAAACTATCCTGACGATATTAAGTTTGATATTACGCAAATCAATATTGCTTCATTTGACATTGAGGTTGACATCAGTAACGGTTATGCCGATATTGATACTGCTGATAAAGAAATCACATCAATTGCTTACAAATCTTCAAAGTCTGATACTTATCATCTACTTGGCCGCAAGGATTACGACAAGACGCAAACGGTTACAAGTATCAATCCTGAAGATATTCAGTTTATGAAATTTGACACCGAGGAGGCATTACTTCGTCGGTTTATTGATATATGGGTTTACGATTACCCGGATGTTGTTACAGGATGGAACGTTGAATACTTTGACATTCAGTATATTGTAACTCGTATCATTCGTTTGCTCGGTGAAGAAGCGGCTAAGAAGCTGTCTCCTTGGGGTCAAATCACGCAACGATCAAGAACGTTTTTCGGTAAAGAACAGTCAACATATCAGATTTCAGGTATGTCGGTAATTGACTATATGGATGCGTTCAAGAAGTTTGGTTATAAGTACGGTCCTCAAGAATCGTATAAACTCGACCACATTGCTCACGTTGTCCTTGGTGAAAAGAAATTGGATTACTCTGAATATGGAAACCTTACTCAGTTGTATGAACAAAATCCTCAGTTATATTTGGACTATAACCTCAAAGATACCCAGCTCATCCAACGCATGGAAGATGAGTCTGGTCTGCTTTCTCTTGTGCTTACTGTTGCTTACGGCGGAGGTGTTAACTATAATGATGCGTTCGGTACCGTAGGTATTTGGGAAACAACAATCTATCGTCGGTTAATGAAAGATAAGGTTGTTCCTCACTTAAAAGGTGGTCCTGGTGCTCGAGCTGGTGATCTTGTTGGCGGTTATGTTAAGGATCCTAAGGTTGGTATGCACCCTTGGGTTGTTTCGTTTGACCTTAACTCACTGTATCCGCACTTGATGTTACAATATAATCTGTCGCCTGAAACGTATGTTGAAAACGAACGTGAATACGTATCCCAAGATATGGTACTTGACGGCAAATACCAAAACAACACCGAGTACGCAGTATGTGCTAATGGTGCCTGCTTCAGTAAGGCCAAGGTCGGTATTATTCCTGAAATCATTGACGAATACTATAACCGCCGTTCTCTGATTAAGAAAGATATGCTTCGAGTTGAACAAGAAATTGAAAATGAAACCAACCCAATGCGTAAGAAGGCGTTACAGGCGCAGCAGGTTCAATTACATAACAACCAAATGGCTATCAAGATTTCTATGAACAGCCTTTACGGTGCAACTGCTAATATTTACTTCTTATACTATATTAACGATATGGCTGAAGCGATTACTACTTCAGGTCAGTTATCAATTCGTTATGCTCAAAAATCAGTAAACGCATATCTTAACAAAATCCTTAAGACTGATAACAAAGATTACATTATCTATATTGATACTGACTCTATCTATGTTGACTTCGGGCCGTTGGTTGAGGCATCTTTCGGTACTGTTGATATTGACCGTAAGAAAGGTGAAGAATTCCTTGATAAGGTTTGCTCAACTAAGATTGAAGAAGTAATTGAAAAAGGTTATGTTGAACTTGCTGAACGTATGGGTGCTTATCGCCAAGCGATGGTAATGAAACGTGAAAAGATTACTGACAAATCTGTATTCATTGCTAAAAAGCGGTACATTATGAATACGCTGAACTCTGAAGGTGTTCATTATGAGGTTCCTAAGATTTCGGTAACAGGTCTTGAATCTGTTCGGTCTTCGACTCCTGAGGTTTGCCGTGACAAACTCAAAGAAGCGTTCAAAATTATTATGAACGAAGGTGAAGACGCAACTCAGGCATTCATTGCTGATTTCAAAAAGGAATTCCGTAATCTTAATCCTGAAGACATCGGTCGTAACAGTGGCACTGACAATATTGAAAAGTATCAGAACAAAGGTACGATCTATAAGAAAGGTTGTCCGATGCACGTTCGTGGCGCATTGCTATACAACCATTACCTAAAAGAAAACGGTTTGGATTCAAGATACGAAACAGTCAAATCTGGTGACAAGATCAAGTTCGTATATTTGAAGGTACCAAATCCGATTCGTGAAAACATTGTCTCGTTTCCTGGCGCATTGCCAAAAGAAATGAACTTGAATGATTATGTTGACGTTGACTTGCAGTTTGAAAAGGTATTCCTATCTCCACTCGAGTCAATCCTTGAAGCAATTGGATGGTCTGCTGAAAAGCAAATGACGTTGGAAGGATTCTTTGGATGATTATGAATAACCGTGAAATACTTGAAATTCTAACAATCACAATGGAGGAATGCTCTGAGGTGATAAAAGAATGCGCAAAAATCCAAAGATTTGGATTGACAAAAAATCAAGATATGTTAGAATTAGAAATAGGTGATCTAATGTGTATGATTGAGATCCTTGAAGAATATGGTCTGATTGATCATGAACAAGTCAAAATGGCCTCAAAAGGTAAAAGAGAAAAACTTAAACAATGGAGTACTTTGAATGTCTGATTGGGCAAATGATATTATGATGATGCACAACAAGTACGGCGTGCGCGAATGGTTTGAAGCAAATAAAGATAATAAAGAGCTTATGGACAAATACTTACGATTCCGCTTGTCTATGTGTAAGGAAGAACTGTATGAAACTATGGATGCAATTGATAACAAAGATCCTGAAGAGGTCGTTGATGGTCTTATTGACCTTTGCGTTTTTGCTATTGGCACTCTTGATGTATTCGGTGTTGACGCTAATAGTGCTTGGGATCGTGTGTATAGTGCAAATATGGCTAAAAGTCCTGGAGTTAAAGAAGGCCGTCCTAATCCGTTTGGGTTACCTGACTTAATTAAACCTGAAGGTTGGGAGGCTCCTAATCACGAAGGTAATCATGGCGATATTGCGAAAGCATTCTAAATGGCAGGGCTTATTCGGATAACCGATATTATCGAGACTAAGCTCCGCAAAGAAAAAGAACTGGAGTATTATCAGCAGGAACTTGATAAACTCCAGCAAAAAATGTTCTTTATTAAAAAGGAAATTGATATAACTAATCTTATAATAAATATGATTGAGAAAGAGCAAGTTTACGATATTAAACAACAAATGATTGAGAGAAAAGATGAAACAGACCGAAATGTTTAACGAGGATGAGATGGGTTCTGGAAAGGCTCCAGAAGCCTTAAGTGATGAAGCCATTATCAATATCCTTATTACGCAGGCTCACTGGACGACCCGTCAGCCCTGGATTCAGATAGCTCGTAGATTTGCTGAATTGTCTGATATAACAAAAAGTTCTAACCATATAAAAAAATTGTATAACAAATACGAAAAAAATGGTTGACACGGCGGTCAAACTACGATAGAATAGCTCTATCAAATAGGAGATAGCCAATGGCAAAGAAAGATATCTTTATCTGCGTTTCTGGTGGCACCCGCCGCGAAAAGGAGTTAATTACTGAAGTTGCTTATTTAGCTCAAAAGAAATTAATGCCTCGTATTCGTAAATTAGAACTTGTCATTAACGTCAAAAAGCTTGATGTATACGCTGACGTATTAAACCTTGAAGAACGCTTATTTGAAATGAGAATTTGTCGTGGTATGAATCTATATGATATTATTACTACTGTATGCCATGAAATGGTGCATATTAAACAATACGTCCGTGGCGAACTTAATGCCTGTGGTACTCGTTGGAAAAGCCGTAAGATATCGGATAAAACTCAATATATGGATTTACCTTGGGAAAAGGAAGCATTTAAATTAGAAGAAAAGCTTGCCTTAGAAGTATTCAAGGAAATCAAGTTTATACCAAAATAAAGGTAACAAATAGTAACAATTAATGTTGTTACCGTTAACATTATTACATATCTGTTATATATATCATTATAGGAATATATAACAGGAGGTCCCACCATGTGCAGTCCATTTGTGCGTAAAGAAGCCAACCGAATGAATTGGATTATCAAAGGCAAGTTAATTGATAGATCCTGGTCTGATAAAGATATTGAAGCAACCTACAATTCATATATGAAACGACTGTGGGGCAACAACGAAAATTACATCCATGAAGATGGATTCCAACAAGCATGGAAAGCTCGTGAAGCTGAAATCTATAATGAGGAAAACGATCTTCAAGGAATTGCTGTTTTAGGTTACGACTAAAACTTTTTTCATTTTATTTCATATTTTCTTAATTTTCCTATTGACATTTGGTTCCGAATAGTATAGATTGTTTATATAAGGTAAACAAAGGAACAAAACATGTCACGTATTATTCACCTAGATAACGGTTCAACAATCAAAGCTGACGTAGTTGAGTCATTCGACCGCGCAGTTGCAAATCCTGAAAACATAAACAACGATGGTTCTATCAATTGGAACTTTGTTGATGCGGATATGAACCTTGACTGTGGTTACTGGTCAGCATCATATATTGCTGAATGTTTTGATAAGTTGGCTGATGAGTACGATCTTAGCGTAGCCTGGGATCGTTTGCAAGTTCTTAAAACTGATTTTCTTGGTATGGAGGCGTAAGTATGAAAAAGCAACAGTGGATCATGGTGATGTCAAAAGCACCAGCTCAAGACGAGTTTGGTATGACTATAAGCTATAGCATCGATGAACTTGGTGCTGAGAAGGCGATGGAAAAAGCTCAATCATATATAACAGAGCAATCCAAAGTTTTTCGTCAAGTTGAATTTAAACTCCAAGGAGGTGCTTGGTAATGAGCGATCTTAAATTTACAACTTGTGGTGATTATATGTCTCAATATGATGAACGTCACGGCGGCCCTTACGATCGCGGATCTGCCGATAGCTACTATGGCCGTGGCTACAACCCTCATTATTACACCGGTGATACGTACCGATCTGTTCGTGTTGAGCTAGCTGATATGACTCCTGCAGAAATTGTTGAATACACGAAGGGTTATAATGATAATGAAGAAGATGG